TCCTACATCATACTCACAGGATATGCCAAGTAGGGCTTTTTCTGCATCACCGCCGTATCGCTTGTCTTGGCCTAGTTCAGACTTAAATTTTTCCTTTTCTTCCTCTGAATCAAAGGGTTTTCTGTAATAACTATATATGTACCACGGAAAAAAGACACTCTCCCATCCTGAATTACCCTCTGAGGCATCCCAATACATATCGTGGAATACACCGCCTACGCCCTGCGCTGTAGATTCGATTACCGCCTCCGTCTCAAATCCCTGAACTACGCAGTTTAATAGACCTAAAAGGTAATCCTCTCCTCCTGCTGTCCAAGATGCTACTTCGCTACAGTGTAAATAGTCTATCTTACTACCACGTACTTCACGGCCCCCCACCGTTGAAAGGGAGTAGGATGAATTTAGGCCGCCCCCCTCACTGCCCCAGTGTAAATCACGCCTACCACTGTATTTTAATTGGGGTTTTACCTCTATAGGAAGGTTTTGTTCCATTGTGCGTGTCATGGCAAACATGACATCTGTAGCCGCCTTACTATGGGTGGTGATTTGTACCACCTTATTATGGTTCATAGCCGCATGACGGAAGTACCGCCCCTGCACATATGTGGATATGCCGAATCTACGAGCCTTTAGGACAATCATCCTAACGTGCTCATGTTCCTCTAACTGCCTCTGCATCATAGAGTGCATTATACTCTGCACTTCATTGAGCTTAAACGGAATAAGCTCTCCTGTTCCAAAGTTCTGTATCTTCAGACAGGTATTGAAGTAGAGTAATGGGTCAGCCTTGAGCTTACGTATAAGCTCAACTATCTCCTTCTGTTCCATATGGGCTATCCCCCAGACCCTTTAACCTTCTTATCTAGTTGTTTCAGCTTTGATGTTGCTATATCTACTGTAAAATCCACTATTACTGGTAGTAAGTCCCTGAAACTCAGGGCTATAAGGAATATAACTAAATACTCAAACTCCTTATATGCTTCTAAGTACGAAATTTGGAATATATAGAACACAAATAGCATTCCGCTACCCATATATACTATGTTCCTGAAAAAATCTGCTACCCCACTCTTGCTGTTTCTGAATAACACTAGAACTGAGTAGGCAAATATAAAGATGATCATTAAGATCAGGTTCTGGTGTTCTGAAAAATTTTCTATCATTTATGAGCCTATAATGATGGGTTTGGTTGTTTCATAATTAATTCATTTAATTTAGCCCTGCCTTCACATTTATTGTCAAATGCCTGTTTATAGGCATCACTACACTGACTTTTTAGCAATAGGCTAAAACTTGCCTCGTAATTATCATTCACATCATCCATCTCATGATCAATAATCTCTGCAATCTCCAGCATACGTGCTGTTACTACGGACTCTACGCTGTCCTCAAAGCTGGTTATCATATACCCAAGCCATAATATAGCAAAAACCAGTACCCAAATTGCTTTAGTTAGCTTAACTGCTAATACAGGCTCTAAATGTCCGCCATTTTCTTTTACTTCTGCCATTGTTTCCTTATGTTTCTATGTGGAGGTGTCTCTTTTACACATTGCCTGTAGGGGCTAATGTAGTCCCTAGTCTTGTGTATCGTACCTCGTTTTAACCCCATATCCTCCCAATAACCATAGCACCCATCATCTTTGGAGCAACTGGTGGTTATTTCCCACATCACCAGTATCAAGAATAATAGTAGCAATCGTTTAATGAGACTCATATTCCTCTTTAAAAAAGTGACGGCCCCACCGAGGTACTAAGGGGGAAGTAGGGCCGTCCGGGGCTGGAGACAAAGCCCCTTTCCCTTATTTTACTCAAAACAGTATAACACGCAAGGGCGTATAAATGCGAGTAACTACTTTATGTATGATATAGGGGGGCGTGTGGCACCCTAGCCCCCTCAAAAAATATAGGAAAATCAAGATTCCATTCTCTACCGGATTTTTTCCTTCAGGAAGTGATCCGCTCGATCCTACCTAGTTGACTGTAATCATTGGTTTTTCTACAATCTTTGGTGCGTCCATATCTTGCAGGATGTTCTCAAATGATAGCTGATGTTTATGCTGATGTTCAACAGTCTTACCTTCTCTGAATAAGCCAATCTCACTACCTAACAGCTTAAGAATATCCTTACATACTCCATGAGATTCGGCCTCAAGTGCCTGATTATACAAACGAATTAGATCAGCCAGTACAGATTGCTTGGTGATACCTAGCGACAGCCTCAAATCTTCCCTTCGCTTCTCAATTTCCCCTAAAATTAGGCTTTTCTTCGATCCATTCATTAGTTTGTGACCCTGTTGAGATGCGTTTGATTCCTTGTATCCTGCAATTGTTGCAGATTCCTTGAGACTTAATCCAGAGGCATAAGCTATTGAAAACCTTAATTCTTTTTCAGTTAGTTTATCTTTCATAATCTTTACCAGTTTATTTTCAACTTGACAACATATATGATACATGAGACCATGTTGTTTCCTTGACCGATGGTCGGTCAGGGAGACAGTCAATAATACCATATAAGGAGACAATATGAAAGTACTGGCGAGGAAGCCGATTGAGATAATTGGCGAAGACGGCGAGATCGACAACGATCTTGAATTGAGAGTAATAAAGAATGAGTACGGCGAATTTGAGATCAGAGCATTCTATTTCAAACGCTACATTCATGAAGACATTTTCTCAGGATACGAAGACGATCTCGAATCAGCCATTGGTACAATGGAGGCTGAGGCTGAGTATCATTTAGAGAACCCAGACTACATCGGCAACACTGATAAATTTGATATCAGATGTGCCTAACCAATCACCACAAACAGGAGACAAAAATGCAACTAATAGATTTTATAGGACACCTAACACCAAGTGATCAGCCAAATCCAGAGGAAGCCGTAAACTCTCAATTAGAATGGGAGCAGGAACGCAAAGGCATTGCGAATGGTACAGTTTGTGATGACGGCTTTGCATGGAGTGATGAGGTAAATTTTCATCATTTATTTGGGAGACAAGCATAGTCTGTGACTAGCTGATGATGGCATTCTCAGGAGTGCCATCTCAGGTATTCATAACGATGCCAATTAACCACAAACAGGAGACAATATGAATATTAAATTAGCACTCGCCAACATCGGCGGATTATCCAATCCAAGTAAAATGCCATGCTATGGCTACTCAATTCCTGCCAAGTACTGCAAGACTGGTTCTAAACTGGCAAAGGTAAAAGGCTCAGTCTGCAACAAATGCTATGCCTTAGATAATTTTTACAGGATGCCAGTTGTAGAGAATGCCTTGCAATTGCGGTATGAGATCACGATGAGAGCATTGGATAACATATCAGACCGCAAGGTATGGATTGATTCGTTTGTATACCTTCTAAACAATCGGAAACAGGATTTGTTTAGATGGCATGATGCAGGAGATATCCAGTCTGTTGACCATCTCAGGATGATTGTTGAGGTAGCAGAACAGACACCACAAATCAGGCATTGGTTACCAACAAAAGAATCTAAAATGGTTGAAGATTACTTTGAGATTTACGGCAGTATTCCTTCCAATCTATCCATCAGACTGTCCGGGAATATGGTAGACAAAGGATCACCAACCAAACTGGCTGTTAGGCTAGGTATACAGACATCATCAGTAACCACAAAGGGAGACCATTCTTGCGTGGCGTACAAACAGGATGGAGAGTGTCGAGATTGCACCATGTGTTGGGACACTAGCAACATGGACACATCCTATCCATTACACTAACCACAAACAGGAGAATATCATGTCACATTACGAAGATGATTTTGCAAGACATCATATGCAAGCAAAGCATAAACGAGTGAAGCAAAAAGAGATAGCTAAACTCAGGAGTAAACAGGACGAGCGTAACATGGCTAAATTACTAGGCTCATGGGATGACCTAGTGATTGATGAATTAAAAATTAACAACTAATCGGAGATTGAAAATGCAAAAAGATTTCACACAAACTACAGACGCTGAAGCTATCAAGCTACTCAATGAGGAAGTCACATCATTGCGTGAACAGGTAGAATATTTTAAAGATATCTACATTAAAAACAAAGCCTATGCAAGACATCTCGAAGAGGAATTGCGTAGAAAAAATTAGTGTCTAGCTGACGATGGCATCCTGCTTGCAGGGTGTCATCTCAGGTATACATTAAGATTCAGTATGCCGTAACCAATAATCTAAACAGGAGAATAATTATGCAGACTCAAACACAAACAGTAACGGCTGAAATGATTCAAGAATCCTTGAATAATTTTTTTGATCGTGGCGGTAGGTTCGTAAAGGATGAGCCAATCTATGTATCAGAGCCAGAGCCAGAGCCTACGCCAGAGCCTGAGCCAGTAGTACTGAGCATTCATGACCAATGCAAGGCCGAAGCTGACAAGAATATTAAACTTGAATGGGTGCGTAGTCACTATGGTTTAAACAGCCCATCAAAGATGCCAAGCCGTAAAAAGTCACAGCCTAAGCCATCAGTAATTGTGAGGGCGAGGAGTTACCACAAACTCAATCCAGAGGAAGTAGTAGCAAGGGTTTGGTAATTATTTTTTTAAAAATTTATTTTTTTCACGTTTAATTAAGTAAGCGGATAACAATCCAGTTATTCGCTATTGTTAATCCATAAATAAATAGGCAATGGAACATTTAAATGATATGCAGATAGCCTCATTCGTTGACGGCGTTTCTGATAATAAAGAGTACGCAATTGAACACTTGAACGAGTGTGCATATTGCTTTGAGATCACCACTGCAACTATGCAGTCGGTGGAAACCGAAAAGGAAACGTGTAAGCAATTAGACGATTCCTTTAATCAACTTAACCTTTAATAATAAAAATTAATATGGGAATTATAGTAGAAAAGAAAAATATATACGGCAATGATCTTTACTATCCAGTATGTAGTAAGGCTAAGGCATTCACTCAATTACTTGAGACTAAGACTTTGACTGAACATAAGTTAAAGGAGATCAGGCATAACTTGGGCTATGAGATTGAGGTCAAGCAAGAATCAATAACATTCTAATTGGGAGACAAAAATGTGTAGATTAAGATTATTTTATTTTGAGAATGGGCAATGGGGTTGGGCTGAATGGGACTTGCCATATGGTGAAGACTTACAGGCTCACATAGACCACTGGAAGATCGGTGGGCGAATGGTAACCACTGAACATATTGACTTGGTTTAGTAGGCAAATTCTACCTAGTAGGCAAATTCTGCTAGGTAGATTCTTCCCCTATGGAAAAACTTTCCTGCAAGAATAATTAAAGATCGTGTAGAATTAGCGGTTTGGCAAGTTTGGCATGGGGGTTGCAACCATATATAACGAAAGCGAAAAGATTTACAAAAAATAATTTATAAGATTAAATTTGGCATGGCGATTGCAGGACATACAAGAAACAATTTTTTTAAGAGGTTCAGGGAAAAAGTAAAAGCCTCTGCTAAACGCTACAATCGCAAGCGTGAGCGTAGCATCAATCACAACCCTAATAAGGGAGATCAAGATGAGTATAAATAACAAAGACTGGAACGCTGTTAGTTCATTGTTCAGACCTTCAAGAGAGGTGAGTAAGAATGACCCAACACTAAAGATAGGGCAAATACATACTTGCCTTATAACTGGTGCGGTCTCTCGCCTGTACAATCAGCGTAATGGTAAGAACTACTGGATGACTGGCGAGAAGGTCAATGGTAAGAACGGCAGATGCAACACCCAATTTAGGGCTGACAGGAATGGTACGATTGTACCAACTGAGGCTGTTGCTTGGGGCAAGCACGTTCAATCTATGGATAAGGATACTATCCGCTCTTTCATTACCGTAGCTAGGGATGAGTTGCAGGGTAGAACAGCTAAGGAAATCCAAGCCAGAAACGGCAGATAGTGCATCCTTTGATGGGGTCAGCTTTTAGGGCTGACCTCAGTGATGGACACACTTAACAAGGGTGGTGAGGTTAAGATGTGGATGGATGTGTGATCCTCAGACAAAACAACGCTGAGATGGGACAGGTAACCACCCTTTCAAAAACAAAAGATGGAGTCTCGCCATAAACGTAGTCAGAGCGAGGGTGATAACTCTCAGAGTATCAGGCGAATTGGGGAGACTCCAACCGATTTGAGACTGTAAGGATGGTTGGAAAGAACCAGAATCGGGTGGAAGGAGTAGGTGATGTGAGTCTTACTTTCCTATAGGTACAGGTAAGGCAATAAGCAATGGCCTTGTGTAACAGTCTCATATTTTAAATAGGAAGCTGATCCATTGATGTTAAAGTATACATGGTGCTTTGGCATTCCTGAGTTTGTAACCGCCAGTAAGGTTTTCTTTGCTACAGCAAGATTTACTGGCAGGGGCTGTAGGCACTTGGGGTGGATCAGACTTCAACCGATAAACTGGTGAGGTGGCAGAGCCGAAGGAAGGTGGTAGAGAAGAAGCCAAAACTCTCTGAGTAACCAGTTTTTTATTAACCAATAACAGGAGATTACAATGGCAAAACCATACGTTAAAGTTTGGCAAACAGCATTAGAGGATCAAAAAGAGAGAATGGTTTTAAGTTACCTACTCTCGATGGTCGAAAATCAAATGTCAGTAGAACAGGAATCTGGTTGGGATGCCTATATGCTAAGTCGGGCACAAGAATCCCTTAATCACACTTTAAGAGAGATGAAAAAATGAAAGCCGTTTATTACATACGCACCAGTTCAGCCACAAACCTAGACGGCGACTCAGAGGAACGCCAGAAGGTGGCGATCTACGCCTATGCAGAAAAGAATGGCTATGAGATTGTGCAGGGTGCATATGATCAGGCGGTGAAGGGGTCTGACTTTACAGGCGAGAGAGAGGGGTATAAGTCTCTGCTTGAATACTGCTTGGCGAATGATGTGCAAGTCATTCTCTGTGAGAATGCAAGCCGATTCGCAAGAGATGTGATAGTGCAAGAGTTGGGCTACAGGGAGCTAAAGAAACTTAACCTTACCTTGATACCAGTAGACGCACCAGATTATTTCTCAGGCGACTCACCAAGTCTGACCATGATACGCCAGATACTAGGTGCAGTCAGCGAGTTTGAGAAATCAAACCTAGTCAGCAAGTTGCGTGGGGCGAGGGAGCGAATCAAGGCGGAGAAAGGGAAATGCGGTGGCAGGAAGTCACTTGAAGAACACTATGGATCAGTTAGATTTGGGAAACTTTTAAGGAAGACAAAAAAATTATCTGATACAGGTTTATCATTAGCCAAGATCACAGGGATTCTGGCTGAACAGGGATGGGTGCAACCTACTACATTGCGTCCATATAACAAGTCGCAAGTCAGGCGACTACTTCAAAGAGGAGAGTCATGATGAATACAAAAGTAATCTACAATTCATGCGGTGCAGATCAGGTAACCTACGATGAACTCGCTAGGATTCCTGCAATAAGGAAGTCAGCTACGCATGAACCAATCCAACACTACAAAGTAGCGGATGCAATCAAGCGTACACTACAGTCATACGGCAACTACGAAATTACTGAGGAGACCTATGGCATCTCACACAAGGGGGCAAGATGTTTCTCCCTGCTTAGGCTGAGGGATGACAATTCTCGTAATGACTACGATACAGTCTATATATTCCGCAACTCCAATGATATGGCATTCTCATTACGATGCGGTACAGGCGGTGTAGTGGGGATTTGCTCAAACATGATGTTTGTTGCAGAGTATGAGATAGCAGGGGCGAAGCACACCAAGAACATCATGGACACATTTAATGATAGGGTGACATCGTTGAATAGGAAACTGCTTGACCATACCAACTCAATGCACAAGAAGTATGACTTGTGGAAAAATACTGTTATAGGTGGCAAGCTATCTGACCATCTTATAATGGAAGCTGTACGCAAGGGTGCATTGCCTAAGACCAAGATCGACAAGGTGGACGGCGAGTGGCGAAAACCAACTTATCAATACCAAGCTAATCCTAATAGTGCTTGGACATTATTCAATTCCTTTACCCATATCAACAAAGGATTGAACTATGTCGATCAGATATCGAGGACGCAAAAACTCCACAAAGTATTCGATAATTACTTTGGAAGTGGCGAGACTCGACAGGTTTGGGAAGATCGAATATAATAAAAACAGGGGGAGTTACCCAAATTTTGGGTACTTTTGGGTAACTTTTGGGTAACTTTTCCTAAGCAAAATACAGTATAAGTATATAATATTATTAATATATTATATATTATTATTATTATATTTGGGTATTTGGGTAGTCTCCGTTGCATCTGGCGAGGGAGACACTATACCTACATATACATATGGGGGAGTACCCAAACGCCCAAAAAGTGGTAAAAACAGGGGTATTTGTTATTAATATCAACGAGTTACCTTTTGACTAAACTACCCAAAAAGAGGTCAAATTTGACTACATTCGTTAGAATCACGTGTGCATACTGCGGACACACCAGAAAATTACCTATATTCAAGGCGAACAGCGAGGAACACACTTGGTGCATTAAGTGCTGTAAAACTTCAAGGTTTCATTTTGGTACAGGAACTGCATACAAACTAGAGGACATTAAACTAAAGGGGCAACATGACACCACATGAAAAACTTAATTTCATCCAGAACATAGTCTACGAATTATTAGAAGGCGAGGCAGGGCATGAGGCATTCATTGATGACCTTGCCAATACAAAGTCACAACTACAGGAAATACTGTACGTCATTGAGCGTGTAACACCTACACACTCTGATGACCTTGATAACGTGATCAGCGATTACGATAACGTACACCATATATAAGGGGGAGCATGATTATTGAAGATGAAGTTGTATACACAAGCGAGTACATAGATAAACTGTATCATGACGAGTTTGATCAAATTGTGGAATTAGCAATAAGTGAAGGCTATGTAACTGCTACGAAAGAGAAATATTTATTTAAACTTTTACTAGACCTTTATCATAACGAGGTTGACGCTCATTATAATGTCGAGCAATTTTTTAACTCACAGGGCATAAAATTAAAGGGGGAGCATGGAGATACTAGTAAGACTTGAGACAGTCAACAGGGACACCAAGGTTAAAGGGTGGGGCAATGAACTTATAATGGATGTCAGGGCAAGGAGAGTTCTTGATCCTAACAAGAAGAGTAACTCATACATTGCAGACGATGGCAACTCAATTGTGCGTGAGTTTGTAGTAGAGTTAGACGACTATTCAGACGAGGACGTTAAGGAGTATGAGGCGAAGCACCACAACACACCACGTAAACCAAAGTTTCGTAACTGAGGTAACTCTTAGGTACACAACTGAGGATAACTATAAAGGAGCAATCATTAAAATAAGGGGGAAACATGAGCGATCAAGAGAACATGAAAAAGATTCAGGAAAGAATAAAGTACATGAGAGACATCGATCCTGAATGGGAAGAAATCTATAGACAAATGGATGAGGGGTCAACGAAAGAACCTGAGCAGGAGAAACCTAAGTTACGCCCATCTATGCAGATATGGGAAGAAAGATATCCGAACCTAATGATGCTAGAGCCACGTGAGTTTTTTGACGAGGCAATAGTAGGAGTCGTGGAGCGGATCAACCTAACTGCATTCTGCTATGACACACAAAAAGTATTAGAGATTGTAGAGAAACGTGTATATGGCGAGGGATGCTCACCAGAAGAAGCATTGGAACACTTTGAATTTAACATCAGAGGATCATACGTAGGCGAACACTCGCCTGTATTCCTAGATAGAAAGGTGGGCTTATGAAAGAAATGGCACAAGTCTTGAATACTTTAAAAAAGGAATTAAAGGATCAAGGAGATACTGTAGCTAAATATGAGCAATCAGATTATGAAGAAGAAGGTGAGTGGATTGCACAAGGATGGTGCGAAGCACTTGCCTTTGCCATCAAGCAGATCGAAGAAGCAATGGAACAGTCTCAGAGAGCAGAGGCTGTAAACAGCATGACTAACTACTTATTAACAGGCGACAGGGGGACACATGGAACTGAAGAATCTAACTGAATTTCCAACAGATTATTTAGATGCTTATTGCGATGCACAAGTGGGTCATACCAATTGGGCATACAAGGAATTTGAAGATATCTTAGAAGATATTGGAAATGATGTGCATGAAATAATTGTTATATACAGCGAACCAGAGGAGTAAGCAGATGCAAAAGTGGCAACACCAGAAGAACAGAAAGACTAAGGCACTACATGAACAGCAGGCGGTGGAGTGGGATAAGAAGACTGAGAGCCTATCATTCAAACTGCACCCATTAAACAGGCAAGAAGGTCAGCTACGATCTCACTTCCCCTGCGGTCACCACATAACATTCATACCCCAACCCTGCCATAAAAAGGAGAGGGATGAAATGCTAAAAAAGGATTTGATATGAAACGACTAAGTGACATGAGCGATGAGGAAATTCGCAAGGCTTTAAAAAAAAAGCCAGAAAAGTGGACGCTCAAAACGCATGACGAGTACATGGAAAGACTCAACGAACTTCACAAGCAAGCAGGGATGCACCGTTATGGAAAAAGTAAAATTAGCAGAGACTAAGGTGTGTCTGGTATGTGGTGTGGACTACGTTCCAGTAGCCAACCAGTATAAACGCCAGAAGTACTGTTCCTTTAGTTGCAAATATAGGAAGGCATGGGAAAGGAATAAGGAAAAAGGCATCCACAAGGGTGGCTACAGCCGTCATGTCCCACTGGTACTATGGCTAAAGGCGAAGGACATAGAGGATCACACCGCACCTTGCCATTACTGTGGTACTAATCTTGAACCTACTACCTTTATTATAGACCACAAGATACCACGCTCAATCGTACTGGATAAACACAAGATCAAGAACGACATAGACAATATGGTAATATGCTGTAAGGACTGCAACAATATGAAGGGGTCAGAAAACTACGAAACATTCAAGGCGAGGATCGAAAAAAATGACACACAAGTACACAATTGAAATGATCTTCCACTTCACTTGCAGTCAGTGCAAGAACTGGTGGTCAATAGCCTTAACACACCACAAGGACATGAACGTCTATCCAGAGGGCAAGGCATACTGCCCCCACTGTGGCAAGGAATCCATAACTGAGAAAATGAATCCAATTAATTAGAGCTTGATTAGTACTATATGTATGTTACAATAACTAACTAAAATCTAAGGGGAAACGTGATAGTGAGACTATATCAAACAGGAAACTTAGACTTGGAGACAGTAGGAGAAATGCTGTGGAAGGCAGACAGGCAAGCCAACTTCCATCCAGAGTCACGCTGGCTCGATTCAAACAGATATTCAACAGAAAAAATAGAACGCTCCTACAGGGAGTTCACAGTAAGGTGGATTGGGCGTGAAGCGGTCATTATGTGGCTGACAAGCAACCAAATCCTCTACGAAGTTGTATCCTACGGCATACTACCGCAGGAAGAAGAGGCGATTCAGCAATCTTATGAACAGGACACTCCACCACAATTAAACTAATGCTACACCCTGATATAAAACTATCGCACTCAAGTGCAAATAACTTCTGTGCCAAGCAGTTATGGTACAAGAAGGTAGGCAAGGAAAAATTCCCAATCAATTTTTATCTTGGTGCAGGGATAATAGTAGACGCAGGCTATGAAGCAGGACTCAAGAACCTGATGACAGGCATCGAGGGCTGTAACATACGCAAGAGCATGGAAGAATCCTTTGAGAAAATAAAGGATGACCTACCCTATAACGAGGAAATTAAACTGGCAGAGTCTTTTGACAGCCACGTACAGGCAGTCGAATCATATATGGCGTGGATCAACTATAAGCCACTGGAAACACAGCACTTCTTCAACATAACATTTGAGGGGCACACCAGACCAACTACTGGCTACATGGACATTGTTGCCGAAAGGCAAAATTTGCCCCTTATTATAGACATCAAGCGACAGTCTAAGCCTGCAAAGAAGGCGAAGAACGACTGGATCATGCAGGGGGCACTCTATGCACTAGCCCTAATGAAACAGCGTAACCTGACTGAAATTCCCAAGTTTGAGAACCATCTCGTAATTCCAGACCAACCGCCTGTATTCCTAGTTACAGAATTAACACCTGAACATCTATATATGGCATACAAGTTGCTTACTGAATTAAATGAGAGAATAGATAAGGACTACTGGCCTTTAAACCGCAGTCATTCTTTCTGTTCACCCATGTGGTGTGCAGTGTACGACAAGTGCCACTATGACAATTTTGAAACAGTAGAGAACCTACTATCCAAGATAGCATGATGGATTCAAGAATATACAACAGGCTAATAGTAGCAGAGAAGCATCTTGATCTGGCACTTGACCAGATCAGAGAGGAGAACTTATATGAAACCAAAAATCTCATCCTCAACGCCCTCTCGACCATCGGGCAACTACAAGAAATCATGGAAAACGAAGCACAAGCAAACGCTCGTTTACACAGATGGCGAGAAGCAACAGAGGAGTAGGGAAAAACAGATCATGGCTAGGTTCGATGAGCTTGGCTATAAGAGGGGAGAGAATGGAAACTTCCCCTGCTTTTGCGGAGAGTTAGACGCAGACACCGCATGGTGGATGGGCAACTGCAAGAGCAAAGCAAATCACCTGTTCTGCCCAAGATGTACAGAGCGAGTCTTTGAACCAGAAATCAAGGAGACCTTATCAAAGTTATTTGATATCTGGAAGGAGAAGAAGCAACGTATGTGGAAGGAAGATCAGTCAATCAATCAACTATTAAGCAAAGGAAATAATGCTTGAAAAATATAAAAGGAAATCAATGCGTAAGCCTGAAAAGCTAGTCATTGAGGGGGAAGCAGGGGCAGGGAAGACTACCTTTGCTTGTCAATCACACAGTAAAAAAGAGCCTGCTTTTGTCATCAATGCAGATGACGGCGGTGAACACGTATTCCACAAGACTGGAATAGAGTATATCCACGACTGCATCCCTACAGGCGATGTAAAGGAAAACGCTGAGAAGTGGGACAGTGTAATGTCCACGCTACGTGAGTTAGCAACTGAGAAGTCAGATGTAAAAAGGCTGATCATTGACTCAGTAGATAAGCTAGAAATCCTTGCACAGGGTAGGGTATGTGTAGACCATAAACTAAGCCACATCGAGGATATGGGTTATGGAAAGGGATTTTCATATGTACGTGGCGCAATGCAGAAGTTCCTTAGCGGACTCAACTACCTACGTGATACCCAAAGTATTCAACCAGTACTGATCTGCCACACTCAGGTCAGGACAATTAACAAACCTACGATGGAGCCATATGACTCTTTCGTACTTAAACTACACAAATCACTATGTGCAGATGTAATGGAATGGGCAGATGTAATTCTGTTTGTTGCATTTGAGACCATTGTCAAGAAGATCGACAGTGGATTTAACAGGAAGGACAGCAGGGCAATCCAGTCAGGCAAACGCTTCCTGTACACCAGTGGTTCTATGGGCGTGGATGCCAAGAACCGATTTGATTTACCGCCAGAAATTCCTGCCGATTGGAATGGCTATCAGAAGTTAATCAATGACTTCTGGTCTGGCACTACTCAGAAAACTCAGAACTAAAGGATAATTATGAACGCTGAATTCGATATGTCCATAGAGGACGTACAAGAAACTCTGGACACAGAAACTAAACGTGAACGCATCGAGGTGCCTGCAGGCGAGTATGTCTGCGAGATCAAGGAGCCATTGCCGGATGTACGGCAGGACTCCAAGGGGCACAATAAGATATTGATGCCTATTGAAATCTCAGGCAACCCTGAACTTGATGGTCAGTGGTTGTTTGAGGCCATCTACATGAACAACCAGCACGATGAGGCTGGTAAGGTCAAGGACGGCATCGGCAAACGCAAGGTAGCGAGATACGCTAACGCTGTGGGCCTGAAGTCCTTGAAGAACCTGAACGAATTGGAGGGGAAGTATGTCAAGGTAGACTATGGCCCCAACAAGAACGGTTACAACGAGGTACGTAAGGTACTTCCTTTCGCCGATGATGGACTATCGGCAACGCCCCCTGAAAAGGAGGCACAGAGTGATGACCTACCTTTTTAATTGCATTTTGGGGTAGGTAATCACAAACGGCGGTCAGGTTTCTCTCCTGTTTCCTGACCGTCCCAAAATTACTCTTACCCAAGTAAGACAAAAGTAAGACATTTTTAAGACATTTTTAAGACATATAGCACCAAATAGGTACTAATTATGATAGAAGCATGGATTTGGAAAAATTTAATTGTGATTATCTGGACTGCGGTAACAGTGTACCATTGGGGACAGCCACATGGATTTTGATAAAAAAGCATACGAAACATATGATAAGAAGGCAAAAGAATCTGTAAGAAAACACTTAGATTCTATGGGTATTCTTACACAGGTGCTTGAAGACTATGGGCCTGACATTAAAGCCCTTCATTCATTTTTTCATGAGGTTGAAATTAAACCAGCGTGGGAGGAAGAATGGCCTTCACACTGGAAGACACTTCACATCCCCTCTAGAAAAAAGAAGTATCTTAATGATGGTAAAAAGGGTTATTTTTGGGTGCTGAATAATACGTGTACAAAGGCAAAGGTTATAAAAAGTGATTGTTTACAGGATGAATATCTAGAAGTTATACATAATAAACGAACACCAGAAGGGGAACTCTTCTACGATATTCCTGTTCATCTTTCAAAAGAAATTAATTTTGTATGAGTTGCCATGAGGCGATCCTACCGTGGCCTGTCTCAGTAAACGCCCTATACAGGGCGAGGGGCAGGAGAGTATACGTCTCAGCCAGAGGTAAGGCATTTAAGAAGGCGTGTGGTACCATTTTTGCAGGGACTAAGATGGTATATGAAACAGAAAGAGTCTGGCTGGACATAGAGGTACACCCACCAGACAATCGGAGACGAGACATTTCCAATTTAATCAAGATAGTAGAAGACGCTCTACCGTGGTTCAGGGATGACTCACAGGTAGATGAAATTAAAATCAAACGATGCGAAAAGGATCATCGCAAAAAGGGGTACATTAAAATCAAATGTGGGGCAATCAATGGAACAGATAAAGTATCAGTACAATGACGGTAATGGGAGGCTGTTATATACCGTAGTAAAATTTCCTAACAAAGAATTTCGCAGGCTAAGACAGGATCAGAATGGTAAGGAACACTGGAATTGGGATGGCATCAAGCAAGTACCATATCGCTGGCCTGACATCAAGGATCACCGTGCAGTTATATTCGTTGAAGGTGAAAAGGATGTGGACAACCTTCACAGCATTGATCTGGTATCTACAACAATTGCTGGAGGAAGTAATGCATGGACTCCCCTCCTCAAGAAGCAACCTGACTTCCCTGAAAAATACTTCAGTGGATTTGAACAGGTCTTCATCATACCAGACAACGATGAGGCTGGCAGGAAGTTCGCACAGGAAACAGGCGGACACATCAGGGAGTTTGTATCAAAAGTCTGGATAGTCAACCTACCCAATCTTGACAAGGGTGGAGACATCAGCGATGTAATCAGTACAATTCCAGAAGAGAAACGCAAGAATGAAATACTCAGCCTAGTAGACAGTAACAAGACTCCATTCATTATGGAGTCAGCAGACTTAGACCTTAGCAAGTCATGGCACTTTGATAACTTAAATGTAGATGAGTTTCTCACAGAGTCTGAGAGATCAGAAACAGTTAATGATATTAATGTAGTCCATGAGAAGATCATCTCCCAACTTAGGGGGGTCTCTTGGTCTGGCAAGACAGCCAATGCGGTTTGCCCTACGCATGATGACAAGAGACCCTCCCTAAGTGTCACACTGGAGGAAGACAAGATACTAATGCGGTGTCATCAAGGGTGTGACATCCGCACCATCTGCGACAGCCTAGGTGTGAAGGTAAGCGAACTCTTTGTTAAGCGTTCTGTTGAACTCAGGCACCATCAGAAGGCACACGTAGTCGTCCCAAAGGCAGAGGACATGAAGGAACTCTGCACCTCACTCCTCAAGAATGAGGAGCCAGAGGAGTTTGACGACACACACATACCACCCATACTGCGTGACCACGTGCGTGAAGCCTGTGAACTCACAGAGGCAAGTTCCGCCATAATCTACGGCACCTCACTCTCTTGCCTAGGCGCACACGCAGGCACCAGACTTACCATACAACCCCCTAACTACTTCATACCCCTATATGGTAACCTCTGGTGCCTCTCCATCTCAGAGAGTGGATCATTCAAGACCACAGCACTGAACGCTGGCTCCTCCAGACTCAGGGACAGGGAAGAGAAATTAATCTACGAGGTCAGGGACATAGAGTCACGTATAGACTCACTCCGCAGTAGCGGTATGCAGGACGGCGAGGATGA